TTTCCCTACCGTCCCGTCCACCAACGCCCGCAGCCCCGCCTCGCCAGCCGTCTGGAACTCGCTGAACCGCGGAATCTGCCGCAACTGGGAGTACGTCTCGGCATCCACAACCAGATACTTCGGTTCACTGGCCGGCACCTTCGCCTTGAACAACGCTGTCTCCGCCGCGTCTACCACCGCCTCCGTGATCGGCGTCCCCGGCGTACCCACCGGCGGATTCGCGGTCAGTTGCGCATACAGGTTCAAAAGGTCCGTCTCAATCTTCTCCGCCAGCGCTGCCATGGCCGGCTGCATGTAAAGCTTCAGCAGGTCTGGCACCGCTAGCACCTTCGTCACATCCGGCACCTGGAACGTCGCCTCCGCGTGCGTGTTGAGCACGATCTGCGCGTTGCCCAGGCTCGGATTTTGCGGCTGCACCGTCCCGCCTTCCGCCAAGTTATTTGCTACCAGCGTCGGCGGTATCGGCACATTAACCGTATCCCCGGCCTGTGCCAGGGTCGGCTCGAAATCGCGATTGACCAGGTTACCCATCACCAGGTTCCCTATCAGCGTGGGCAGCGCATCCACTGCCACCAGCTTCACAATCGCATTAGCTACGTTCTGTGATGTAATCGCAGGCATCTGCTCTCCTTAGCTCTTGCTCTCTGCGGTTGGCCTTTCTTCCAGCCTCCCGCACTTCACACCCCTCTTCGTTTCTTCGCGTTTTCATCTGCTACCCAGCAACTGCTGGGCAATCCGCACAATCTCTTCCCTCGCCTTCTCGGCTTCCTCCCGGCTCATCCCCGGCCGGATCTTCTCCAGATCGATCCCTCCCCCGCTCAACACCGGGCTCCGTGGCGTCTCCACCGTCCCCGAACCACCGCTGATTCGCGCCGGTAGAAACTCGGGATTCTCCTGCACGAATCTCGCTAAATACTCGCGTAAACCAACTTCACCCTGCTCACCTCTTGCCGCCAGCCGCCCGTCCTCGGTGCGATAAATGTCATCCTTCACTGCCCGAAACGCTACGTCCACTTTCGCCACGCCCAGCCGCTGCAACTCCGCCCGGATCGCCGCGCTCTTTTCCGCTTCCTCCCGCAGCTCCCGCTGCCGCCGATTCTCCTCTATCAGCTCGTTTAGCCTTTTCTCTAAGGCTTCCCGCTTCTTTCGCTCCTCCAATAATTCAGCCTTGTAGGCAGGCTCTGCCCGCACCTGCTGGCTCTTCATAAACTCCTCGATAACCTCGCGAATAATCGCCCTTATTTCGCCATTTTCATTGCCTTCAACCGTAACCTCTCTTACCTCATCCATAGAGTCCTCCTACCTCCTCATTTGGACCGAAAAACACACTCTCATCCCTCGCTTTCCAGCTCCGCTTCGATCTCCTGCGCAATCTGCTCCTTGACATCCTGCGGTATATCGCATAAGTACTTGAATGCCAGCCGCTTGAACATCTGCTTTTTCAGGGTCTTCGACCGGATTCCCAACTTCAACAAGCGCTCAGCCTCCTCCAGCTCGCCCGCAAAGTCCCCTATGTCGAACTCGTCCAGCCCGGATACCCCTATTCGCACGTCGTCCTGCCGGGCTGCCGCTACCGCGCGCAGCACCTTCTTCAGCAAATCCTTCACGGCATCTCCGTAAGCTCTGAGCACCTCCTGCGTTACGCTGAAGTCCCGCTGCTTGCTCAGGCCCGACTGCGGCAATTCCCTCCCAAGGCCCCCGCCGGCTTGGCTCATCAAGTAGCACACCCGGTATATTTCGTCTTTCAGCCGGATCAGGTTCTCCATCGCAATCTGGTAGACCTTTCCCTCCGGCTCCGTCCAGCCAAAACGGTCCTCCGGGCCGAGTTGTATGTAGTACGACTCCCCCACGATCTGCCGGAAGTCCCGTTCCGAGTACACAACCGGCATTGCAAACAGCCCCATGGTTAGCGCCCAGGAAAGTGCGTTCGACTTGTTGAAATGCTCCAGTTGCAGCAACGCCGCCTTGTTCATCAACCAAAGCCCTTCGCTGACCTTGAGCTCAAACAGGGGCGTCTGCCGGAGCGCTGCCAGTCCGTGGCGCCCACGCGCTACCAATTCGCGCCGGCCAGCTTTTTCTTTTCCCTCCACCAGGCGCTGGATTTCGTAATTTTCCTTGTCGTAATAAATCCATTGGGTCTCCTTAACCCATTGCCCCGGCTCCCCTGTTCTTAGGGTGGTCGTCCTTAGCACCACCCACTCATAGCTGCCCGCTTCGTCATAGCCCCAGTTAATCAGATCCTCCGCCTGGTAACGGACCAGATACGCCCTGGAAAGTCCCCTCGCTTCCTCCTCCGCCCGGTTGGCCGCTGGCCGGTCGGCGCGCGGAAAATCTATTGCCACCAGCCCCGACCCCACCACCAGCGCGTCCACCAAAATTTTCCGCAGGAAGTCACTCAACGAGGTGCCCCGCCGGTCGCAGTCCTCCGCGAACTGGCTGAAAAATTCCCGCGCTCGCTGGTCCTCCCCTTCCAGGCTCAATATCGGCTCCCGCCGGAACACCGTGGCTGCGTACCAGTCAATGATCGAGCCAATGTAATTTTCGTAAAAGACCCTCGCCAGTCGCTCCTGGTAAACCGCCATCGGCTCCTTCTGCCTGGGTGTCAAGTAAAGGCTTGCCCGCTGCCTTAACTGCTCGCCACCCGCGTACAGGTCCCGGTACATTTGCCATGTGCTCCGGCGCGCTTTGTACTCCGGATGTTCTCGGTCTAGCTCCCTCATCGCCTCACCCCTTGTGTTGTCCTCACAGCAACGGCTCGCTCTTCTCACCCGGTTGCTGCCCCGGCCGAAACTCTTGCCAGATCAAATAGCCAAGCGCGTCCGACAAGTGCGTCCGCCGCGGATCCCGCTCCTTGTCAATGATCACGCTGTCCGGCTTGTACGTCACTTCCTCGAAATCCTTGATCAGCTCACGGCACCGCGGACTCACGAAAAGGTGCTTTTCCTCTGAAGCCGTCCGTAACTTCGCGTTCACCAAAGCCACCCGTTCGCGCACCGGAGGATTCATCCGCGGCACGCGATAACTCACGTGTGCGTAGCCCGCCCGCCGAAAGTGCTCTTTGATTACCTGGTAGTCGGTCCACCCCACCGTCCTCCCGTAGCTCCCAGAGGCATCCCCGTAGACTACGATCCCTCTGCGATGCACAGGATATCTCGCCTGAAATTCCTCGCACGCCTCCTGTGTCGTGGCCCGACTCAAGACAATCTCATCCAGCACATACACGGTCTCCCCTTCGATTTGGGCCACGATCGAGCATAGCGGGTCTACGTTGAAGTCCAGCGCCCATAACAACGGCAGCTCTGGGTTTATTTCAAGCTCCTTCACATGTTCCGAGCGCCGAAACGCGTGGTACACCAAACCGCCGTGTAGGTTTACGTATTCGCCCAGCACCTCCTGCTGGTAAAACTTCGGGTCGTAACTGCGTTTTAGGCGTTCGTAAAAGTCCGGAACTCGCGCCAGCAGGTGCCGATTTTCGAATGGCGGCGCAATGACCACCTCGTAGCCCTCCACTTTGTCCGAAATGAACCGCCGGTACACCCAGTCATACCCTTTCGGCGTCCACACACCGAAGCCGCATAACCTCCGCGCCTCCGGATCTCTCAGCCGCCCCTCCAACACCACCCACGCCTCTTCTTGCGTGTAGGTCAGCTCGTCCAGCCCGAACCACGCCAGGTTGGTGCCCCGCAGCCGGTCGAATTCTTCCACCGCACGGAACAAAACGCGCGATTTGGTGTCCTTGAAAATCAGAATATTTTCCGCCTTGTTGAACTCATAAGGAATTCTGTTGCTATCCAGAATTTCCAGTAGCGTGGCTTGTGTGGCGTCGCGTAACATCGGATAAGTCGGCGCCCCTATCAAGCCCGTCCGTCCGGCGTTGATATAACTGAGCTTGATCGCCTCTTGGCAGAGCGCCTGGCTCTTGCCGGAACCAACTGGACCTGAGTAGCCCTTGAATCGCGCCGTTGAACGGTGAAATCGCGCTTGCGACGGCAAGGGCACGTAATGAATCGTCCTCAGTTGTTCTCCTCCTCCGGCTCGACCCATGTCACCTTGATCTCCCGCGGGCCTTCCTCCTCAAGTTCCTTTTCCAGCTGCACCAGGCGGATCAGGTCCCCCACCGTAGCCTTCAGCTCGTCCTTCTTCAGCCGCTTCTCGATGCTTTGCAACGCCTGCTCGACCAAGGCCGCTTTGTCCACGCCGCTCAGCTTTTTCTTCCTCCCGCGGCCCGTTGTTGCGCGCCTGCTCTTGCTGTCGCTTTTCATTTGGTAGTCCTCGCAAAAACAAAAGGCCGTTCCGGTCCCCATCCCGTTGTGCCCGGGAACCGTACGGCCTGCAACCGGCTCCAGCCGGCGCTCTACCCACTCCATCCCGAAACTATCACCACACCCGATCTGCCGCCATTGCCCTTTGTCTGTAGTCCCCTGAAAATCCGCTTCTTATCGCCTTGCCTCAGCGCGTGAACCCCCGGACCAGCGCCTCGCACCAGGCGTTGTCACGACAGTTTCCCGCCCGGCCTGCTTGCCATCGGGCACGCACACCCATCCCCCTCCGGGCGACACGTTTTTGCCCCCGTTGGCCTCCCACCCCTCGGCTGGCCGATGCTGAAGCTTTAGGCCCCCGCTTCTTGCGCCCCCGTAACTGACAGCCCTACTTCTTCTTCACCAAGGGCTCGGCATCTGGATTGCCGGGACCGAAGTGC